CCAATCCGCTGGAGAAACGGTTTGACTGTCCTAACACCAACTCCGATGGCAGGCAAGGTCGACTTTGGGAAGCCACTCCCTAGTCGTCCAGGTTCTTTTGTTTCGCTATGCTGAGATAACCTGGCCAAAACTCAGCCCCTCTGGGCAAACACCGCTTCGGTACAACGGGGTACGAAGGGCGCGAAGAAAAGATGCAAAACGGCTTTGCTTTCAATGAACCCAAACCAAATTAAATCGCCTAAACCTTTCGGCGGGCACGATACTCAAGGAGTTTGGAATTACAAGGAATTGACAAGCATTGGCCTTCGCCCTCACCGGCAGAGTCACCTTTTGACTACTAGCGCTACATCTGCATCGGCGATTGTGACATGTTTCGATTTCTCTCCCAAGGCGTAGTTACAGCCACCCACTTGAAGCACCGGGAAAAGTTCCGCTCCTCACCTACCAAACCCTTGTCAACAGGGCCCAATTGTCGCCACCCCACTACGGCTCGGTCGGAAGCCACTAGCGCTGGGGAATTACATTCATCCAATTGGTGTAGGAATTACAATCCTCGTTTAAACTTAACCCGCCACAACCAGGGCGAAGCCCCCACCCATCGCGGGTGGTTTGGGATGGGCACGACTGAATAAGACGTTCCAACGGGTGCGCATGACAACCCAGAATTCGAGTGACCGCTCCAGAAGTTAGATGAGTTAAGGCGGGGAAATCTGTTGGCTGGGCCCTTAAAGGCCACCCCAAACAGATTGAACCCTGCAACGTCTCGACATTACTCTAACAACACGGTTTCGTTCCCAGGTCCGCCCATTCCGCGGTATTTCTCTCCTTGGTAAGCAGGAAACGGACTTTGACAATGCCACTTTCCCAGAAGCAACCATCGATCTAGGACTGTGCTGGGACCATTACCCCCCAGCTTCCACCTGTAGCAGGTTAATGCATGGATTCTGCCTAACAGCGACCCTAGTCTACACGTTGTCTGACAACAGGTATATGTGTGTCTTACATGTTTTAGCCCGTCCCTACCCATCACTTAATCGCCTCCGCAGCTCGCCTTCGCCTACTCACCGACTCTCCCGGACCCTAGACCATACGCCGAAGCTAAGCCGTTTATTCCTACTCCCGGTTTGTTTCAGCCGGTTCCAGTCCACGGTCAGAGCTGGCCGTACGCCCATCGGGGGGGTCCGTGCCAACACCGAAGTGCTCTAAGCCAGCACTCCCAACGCTTCCGTTCTCCCTAACGGTTTCCTCCCACTCTCGGGGAAGGCCGAAGCCTTACCAAACTCGGAGAAGCTCACCAATGTATAACGAATGGCTCATTGTCGATACTATGGTGGTCAAGTCCCACAAGAACAGGTGGCAACCTGCTGAAAGAGATCCGAGGCAAACGACTCTCCAGCAGAACCTGCTCTCGGGGACTGACCCCAAAAGCTCTCTCAAATGAAACCCTCGCCACCATTGTGGGCTCGACCCAGGACGGTGTTTTTCCCAAAACCTCTCGAACGTTGACCCCCATCGCTTGGTAATCTCTATAATGCGACTCCCCCAAAGGGGTAGAGGCTACCTTACGACAGTCGGCTTGGAGCCGATAGAAATAGTCCCCAAGTATAGGCACTCCACGTGCAAGACTATACTCGCAGATCGCAACCCCCAACAGAAACCTATGTACCTCCCCGTAATGGTGCATGTGGTTATGACTGCTTGTGGCGCCAGACAAAACCTTTTTCCAATCACGCACCATCCCGAGTCGATAACCGGTATCTATCGGATGACTTTGACCAAAGACCACCTCCTCGAACACACCCGTAGGTTTCTCTAGAACCATCTCTTGACCTCCATGGTCCTGCGCAAGGGGGGGAAAATTAGCCACAACCCGCGGCATGTCCGAGCGTTCAACAAAGAGTAAGGCATTATCGCCATCAATCAAGCTATCGTACTTGCAACCAACGATCCCCATTGCACAGTCAACGACAGCCGCCATGATAAGCGAATTGCCCATACCAGTGTTGAAATCGCCCGACGCACGACCGCCAGGTCTAGAAAACTTTATCCCACCAGGCGCATTCCCTGCAGTGCGCTGTTTTCCCAACAAATAGGCCAAGTC